CTCATTCTAACTACTCTAGGTTCTATAAAATAATTGTGATCAAAAAAACTATCAAAGTCTTCTATAATATTTTTGCCATAAGAAGCAAGTGCCATAACTTTACCTGAGTCAAATAAAGGATTCATTCCAAAATGATCTGCTATAGCAGCGAAGTAATTACCTAAACTTAGAGTATTTGTTTTACTGTATGGTTCATCATAATCAAAAAATTCTTTTTCTAATTTGTTTATGTCGTAAGGATGTTTACAATGAAAAGCAGAATATTTTTCTATACCTTCTTTAAAAAAAGAGCCGTCACCATCAAATACAACAGATATTGCCTCTTCAAAACCAGAGTTGTAAAAAGCACCAGCAGCATGTGTTAGATGATGAACTTTATCATAAGTTCTATTTACAAATTTATTTTTATACAATCTGTTAAAAAACATTTCATAGAAATTAATATTTGTATTTCTTTCAAATGGTACTAAGCCATCAAAACCAGCAATAGCTACACCATCTATATGTGGTGCTAAGTCTTTAATTTTTAGTAAATTTAAAAAAGGTGAGCCCTCGTATTTGTGACGATTTAATCTTTCTTCTTCGGTTGAATAAGTGATTTTGCCATCTTCTAAAATACAGGCATTTCCGTTGTGATGTCTATTTAATCCTATAATAATCATATAACCTCATTTTCTTTCATTATAACACAAAACTTTAAAAATGTAAAGTTTGGTTAGCTTGTAGTCACACTTGTTCTACTGTTACCTACAGTAGCAAAGTCATAAACCAAATAATTAAAATCAACAGTAGCAGTAAGATAATTTATATCACCTGCTTGTTGTGTAAATGCTAATCCTGACAATTTAGTAGGATATATGTCTCTAAATCTTACTTCTAATTGTGAATTATTTTTACTTGTTAAAGTAGTAAGAGTAGCGTCACTATAAGTACCACCTGCTTGAGCAGCCTTATATTTAACTTTACCTATCTCTGTACTTACACTTTGAGAAGAGTTAGGAAATCTATCATTACCTGATTGAGCTAGATTTCTAAATTCTGAATTGTCTCTAGGATAACCTAATCCAACTAACCAACCATGTATTTCTTGGTAGTTTTCAAAGTTTTCATCTACCATAAATGATAGTGTTAATGGATCATATTGTAGATCATTACCAGGTATAGGTATTTGTTTAAGTGTAGTGTTTTGTGTTAATGAAGCTAATTCTATGCCAGGCAAATTAATGTCTGTCACAAAAAACTCTACTTTAGGTAACTTAATTATACTAAACTTAAACTGCGTTGGTGACGCATAATCAAGTTTTGTTGGTTGTCTATTATAACTGTTAATAGTTGTCATACTACTATTTATCTGTTTTTTTATCTACTTCTTCCCACTCTTTCTCAGTGGCTACCTTTTCCATTTTCTTCTCAGTTTCAGTCAAGTTTTCTTGTTCTTGTTTTTTCTCTAATATCTTTTTCTCTAAATCAACACCAGGCACAAACCAGAAATAATTAGTTTCTTTTTTATCAGAAACTAACAGTGTAAATAATACAAATAATACAATTATAATTGCTGTAAATTTGTAGTTCATTATTCTTCCTATCATATGTGTTTAATTTATTTATGCGACCAAAAAAAAAGGGGGCATAAAGCCCCCTTTTTATAAGATTGTAAACAAATATTACATTAAGTTTGTAACTTGTACTCTTCTGTAGTATCTGTTAGCGTTAGCATTTCCAGAACCATTGATAACAGCATTATCACCTGAACCAGCTTCAGCAAAAGGATTGGCTTGTAAACCATATCTTGTTTTGAAACCGATTTTAGGTTGGAATGTGTCTTGTCCAACGGCTCTAACCATTTGTAGTGGTACATATGGGCAGTAGAATAAACCACTGTCATACGGTGAAGTACCTTTGTAACCAACCACAAAATATTGCTTACCAGTTTGGTTAGCAGCATATGGGTCAATGTATACTTTGTATCTACCGTTTAATACACCAGCAAAAGTATTGCCTGTGTCGTCAACGTTTAGGTTGTTGTTTAATGCTGGAGCATAGTCTAGTACACCTGCCATTTGTAAAGCAGACGCAACGTCCGAAGAAGTAATAAGGATATTTCCTTTTCCTCTTCTTGTTCTTTGAGCGATAGCGTTAGCTTCTCTCTCAACTTGGAACATAAGACCTTTAAATCTTTCAACAGACCATCTTCCGTTAGAGTCTGTATCTAAATCAAAGATACCTTCAGTTGTTGTGTTAATTGTACCAGTGTTAGCAGAAGCACCTTTTTCAGCATTGATGTAAATTGTTCTTACAACTTCTCTGTTGATCTCAGCAAGGATCTCAGCAGATAGGATGTTAGCCAATTCAGTCTCAGCGTCTAAACCATGGATAGCTTTTAAGTCTTGGGCTAATTCCATTGTGTACTCAGCTTTAAGAGCTCTACTTCTAGCAGTCACAGTTGATTTCTCAATTGAGAAAGCCATTTCAGCAAAAGCATTGTTAGATGAATCACCTAATGCTTCGCCGTAAGCTCTTGTCATACCTTGACCAGTTGAATATTCTTGTCCAGCTGTTGGGCTGTCGTTAAGAATTGCTGGGTTAGTACCTCTTTGTTCAGTTACACCAGTATTTGTTGTTGAGTCACCAGCAGCATTTCTACTAGAGAAATCTGTATCAGCTTCGTCAAACATCGCTTCTGTTCCAGTTTGGCTTGTGTATCTGCTTCTCATAGCAAATATTAAACCAGTTGGACCAGTCATTGGTTGTACTCCACATATGTCATATGCGATAAGATTTGGCATTGCTCTTCTTACTAATGAAATTAGGATTGGATCCCAATTGTCAACGTTAGCGCCTGTTGCGTTAGCAGGGGCAGCTTCCGAGATGAACGCCTTATCTTCTCTTAAACTTTTCTCTTGGTTTTCCAAGATTACGCTTGTAACGGCACGTCTGTAAGAATCATTGATTTTTGGTAAATCAGGATGCTCTAGGACTGGCTGCCATTTTTTTTCTACTTGTTCAGATAAAAACATTTTTGTTTTCTCCCTCTATTTTATTATTTTTTAGACAATTTAATGTCTTTTGTTTTTTTAATAGCGGCGGTATAAGCAGCCATAGCATTCGATAAATCAACATTTTCAGTTAGTTCACCGCCTGCCGCTACATCATCTATATCATCACTTTTAACTTCTTGTTTATCACCAAAGTAAGACTCTTTGATTGTCACTACTTTTTTTCTAAAGTCGTTCTCAGTAGAATACTCAACTGATTCAATAAGTCCGTCAAACTTTTCTTTAGCAGTATCAGCAAGGTCAGTTGACATTTCATCTATGATGTCTTGTCTTTTTAACTCACTGTTACTCTTATGAAGGTCAACATTCTTTTCGATTTCTTCGTTAAGTTTCTTCTCTAAGACTTCTATTTTAGAAGCTTGATCTTCCAAGACGTTATATTTTTCATCTGGAACATCAATGTAATGATCTTCAAATAGTTTTTTAAGACCACCGATAAAGTCTTCAGCGATCTCACCTTTGATTCCTCTTTCAATAGCGATTTCATTTTCTTTCATCCACTCTTCTACAACGTAGTTTAGATATGAGTCAACTTTTTCGCTTAATTCACCTTTGAAAGATTCTTGGCTTTCTTCTAATTTTTTAGCGTATTCTTCTTCAAGTTTAGCTGTTTCAGCTTTCACTTTAGATTTAATAGCAGCTTCAAAAATAGTAGCAGCCTTTTCTTTAAACTCTTCAGATAGATCAGAATCTCCGACTAATGCGTCAACGTCTGCTTTAACATCATAAGATTCTTCAGAATTGTCAGCTGATTCCATTTTGTAACCTGCTTTCATTTCTTTTTTCTTCTCATCTTTGTCGTGCATTGCTTCTGCCTTGTCGTCTTTTTCTGATTTCTCTGCGTCAGTTCCTTCTTTTGCTGTCTTCAAATGTGATGGCTCTGAGCCAACGGCACTTGATTTTGACACAACGTCTGAAACTTGACTAACTTTTTTAGTTGCGTTAGGATTGCTGTCTGTTGGTTTAACAACTGGTGCGCCTAGATCCTCAGCGTCATTTTTCAATGGGCTTGGTTCTGCCGCTACAGCATTCTTTTTTGGAGCATCAGCGTTCGGATTTCCCGCTTCGCTAATTTCCTTTTCTAACGCCTCTACTTGTTTTTCTGTTTCGGCCATTGAGAAATCTCCTCTTAATTAAAATAACTAGTTATTTTTACTTTGCTAGATATTTATAAAATTAAAGTTTTATAAGCATAGATTTAAAGATTTCTAATTTCTTCTCTTCTAATGCTCGTTTTTTTGTTTTAATTAGCTCTAGTTTCCAAGCTTCTACGTCTTTTTCAACTAGAACACCACTGTCCCATACCCACTCTTTATTTTCCATAATGCCTTCAACGAAAGCGTCAGGAGCTGAGGGGTCAGCTACAATGTCAGCTGCTGTAGCTAAGTAGAAATCTCTTCCTACATAGTTTGCGCCATTTTTTTGCTGTAACGAACCCATACCACGACTAGATACTCCTAATTGGGCACCCTCGTCAATAAGACCTTTTACAATCTTACCGTATGGTGTATTCATTATCTTAGCTTCACCAATAAAATTATCACCGTCTGGATAGAGTTTTTTCACCATGTGACTAACTCTTTCCAAGTTGACAGTTGGTCCGTCAGGATGTCCTAACTCACCGAATGCTCTGTGTTTATTGATAAATTCTGCGTTATATCTTTTGACTTCTTTGTCTAAGATTTCTTTTGGATATATACGACCGTTTCTGTTTTTGATATTAGACTGTAAGAATATACCTTTTATCTTATATTCTTTTGTACCGTCTTTCTCTTCGATCAGATATTCGGCTTGTTGTATTTCTTCCGATATTAGTTTCATAAGTTCTCTCTTCTTATATGTTACTATTTATAAGTTTTTTTATCTAAACTCTATAACTATTGTGTAATTATCTCCAATAGCAAAGTTATGTGTACTTAATAATACATCACCAGTAGGTGTAGTAGCACTGTTAGTTATTTCACTACCTGATGGTCTAAAATCAAAGTGACTTTGACCACTTAAAAATACGGCAGTTGCGTCTGTAGCACCATCCCATATTAACTCAACAGCTGATTTAGGATTTGCTGTATTTACTGAATACCATATTTTACTAATTTTTCTATTGCCATCCTCAGTCATAAAAGTAAGCTCTGAAGCGTCTACTTTTTTAACTTGTGTTTCACCAGTACCATCTGAAAAGTTAGTAAGTTTTACTGTAAACTTTAGACCAGATGTATCTGCTATAGTTTGACTTGTTACTGTATCAGCCATTAAATCCCTCTTCTTTATGTGTTTCTAATATAATATTATAAGTTGACACATTACTGTCACTTGTTAATAAAATATCACCTATCACGTTCTTTATTTTTTCTTCTTTAGGTTTAAGACCATAGTTACCTCTACCACTAATCTCAACCTTTTTTGTCGTATCATTTTTAAAAAATATAGTACAAGTACCTGTACCTATTATTTCAAATTCTAAATTAGCAATAGACACTTTGGGTTCACTTGAAGCATTTAATAAATTTTGTGTTTCAACAAAAGTTTGTTCACTTTCATTACCTATGCCCTTAGCAAATGTAATAGTTTTAAAACTATCATCAACCACTTGTGTCGTAGTTATTGCCATAATTATTAACCAGTTCTAGCAACAGCACTGCCTACAGCATTACCAGATGTTGATACTTTATCGCCAGGCGATTTTTCTATTACTATTGAGTCACCTGCTGTTACTAATATACAAGTTCCTATAGCTTCGTCATCTGAGTTAACAACTGTTACAGTGTTAGCGGCTGCCTGTGCTTGTACTCTTACAAAATGAGCTCTACCGAAATTACTTGCTGAAATTGTTGACCCAGCAGATGTAGTAGCGCCTTTTAATTTGAAAGATCCTTGATATGCCATTTTACACTCCTAATTGTTCGTTTGTTTCTTTTTCAATATATTGATATAGTTCTTCTTTATTAATTTTCTTTATTTCAGCAACTCTTTCAACAGCATTTTCTACATTGAAAATAATGTTGCCTTTGTTGTTAATCATTTTAAACATTTCTTCAACTGCCTCTTTCATTTTAGGCGTTAAAGAATTGTAAGCCTTTGAATTTACTATCTTTTTTTGTTCAAAAAGATTACTGACTTTAGGCATTTTCTATGTCAACACCTGTTGGAGACGGCTGAGTCAAATCTATATCTGCTTGTCCGTCTTTTTTAAGTGCTATAGTTCCATCCTGATTGAATGTTCCTACATCAGCAATCTCTGGTTTAGGATCACTATAAGGCTCAGCGTTATCTGTATTTACTGTACCATCGCCATTAAATAAATTTCCTGCTAAATCTTTTCTCATTTGATCTAAACTATCACCAACTTTACCTCTTAAAGCATTTTTAAACGCTTCACCAGCGTCATCATTTTTACCTTGAGCTAAATTGTCAATAAAGTCTTTAGTTGTATTCTCTGTCATTTTATTCTCCTATTATAAATCTTCACTGTTAGTAACTTGTGCCATAGGATCTTGGATAATTTTATCTTTAATTTCTTTTCTAATATCTTTATCCATATCTTCTATTTCTCTTTGGTTTTGTTTCAACACATGTTTTCTAACATAGTTAACTGAGTAAAACTTACCTATATAATCTCTCATTTCATTGGCTAAACCTAATCGTTCTCTCATCATTTCTGTTTGTTTTAATTCAGAAAAATGACCATCTTGTATGAAGTCATATTGTAAGTTATCTCTTATTGTTGACCAATCAGTTTCAGCAATAATGCCTTTTAATACTAATTGGGTTCTTAATATGTCATTAAATAATTCTGTAAATTTCTTTCTAAGTCTCTGTACAAATTTTGTAAATTTAAGTTCGTCTCTAGTAATCTCTGTTGATCTACCTAAATTAAAACCTTGTGAGCCTTCTAATCTACTTGCCGGTACGTTTAATGATCTATATAATTTCTTTTGAAAATACTCTATGTCTGTAATCTCACCTAAGTTTTGTCCACCAGGTAAAGTTGTTA